CTCTCACGCGTATTCTTTCGGATTTCAAACAGGGTATATGCCGCATACCATTATTTTTTTTTTCAAACAAATTCAAACAAATCAAACATTTTGATTAATTCAAACAAATTCAAACAATAATCAAACGGAGGTGAACAGCATGGCAAAAGACGGAACCAGACGCGGCGGCGCACGCGTGGGCGCAGGACGTCCGCGCAAGCAAAAGCCCGAGAATCCCGAGACGGTTTTGCAGGTCACGGCAGTAACCGAGGAGGAGCGCGGCAGCTTCCCGACGTTCAACCGCGAATTGTATGACGCGAAGGGCGCGTACTCTCTGACTGCTGCCGAGGACGTTTATTACAGTGTTTTCAAATTTGCCAAGGACAACGGCGCAGAAGGACGCGTCCCGAAAGAGCTGGTCGAGCTGTTCGCCGTGACCTATAGCCGGTGGGTGCAGGTTGAAAAGGAAATCAGCAAAGAGGGATTCACCGCCGAACATCCCACCACCGGCGCGCCGTGCAAGTCGCCGCTGGTGGACGTGTCGAGCACCTATTCCAAGCAGGCGCACAACTACTGGTATTCAATTTGGACGGCAGTAAAGGACGGCGAGCCTGACGTTACTGCTGACGATATGGACGCTATGCTCGATTAGGCGGCGGTCACATGTTTGAATATATTCCTACCCGGTTCATGGCGGCGGATTCTCATTATGACAAAGAGAAAGCCGACCGCGCTGTCAATTTCATGCAAAATCTTTGTCACACAAAGGGCAAATGGTTCAAAAAGCCGTTTGCCCTTTTGCCATGGCAAGAGCAAATTATCCGCGATATATACGGCATTGTCAAGCCCGACGGCAAGCGGCAATTCACTACCGCCTATATTGAAATTCCCAAAAAGCAAGGCAAGTCAGAGCTTGCGGCGGCGGTCGCGCTAAAACAGTTAGCAGCCGACGGCGAGCAGCGCGCTGAGGTCTACGGCTGCGCGGCAGACACCAACCAAGCGAGCATTGTCTTTGATGTGGCAAAGGATATGGTAAACCTTTGCCCCGCGCTCAAAAAGCGTATCAAGTTCAATATCTCAAAAAAGATGATGACATACACGCCGACAAACTCACGCTATCAGGTGTTGTCGGCAGATTCAAAAACAAAACATGGTTTTAACGTTTCGGCGGTTGTGTTCGACGAGCTGCACACGCAGCCCGACCGCAAGCTCTATGACGTTATGACCAAGGGCAGCGGCGATGCACGAGAGCAGCCGCTGTTTTTCTTTATCACAACTGCCGGAGACAATGTCCACTCGATTTGCTACGAGGTACACCAAAAGGCACAGGATATTTTGACCGGCAAAAAAATTGACCCGACATTTTATCCTGTCATTTACGGCGCTGAGGAATCAGACGACTGGACAGACCCCAAAACGTGGTATAAGGCAAATCCATCCCTGGGAATTACGGTTGACCTCAGCAAGGTAGAAGCGGCGTGCAATTCAGCCAAGCAGAATCCGGCAGAAGAAAACGCCTTTAGGCAGCTCCGGCTCAATCAATGGGTCAAGCAGGCAGTCAGATGGATGCCGATGGCAAAGTGGGACGCCTGCGCCGGAGAGGTTGACCCCGAAGCGCTCAAAGGGCGCGTGTGCTACGGTGGCTTGGACTTATCGTCTACCGGCGATATAACGGCGCTTGTGCTGGTGTTTCCGCCGCTGGAAGAAACCGGCGCGTACATCGTCCTTCCCTTTTTCTGGATTCCGGAGGAAAACATGGAGCTGCGCGTCAAGCGCGATCATGTGCCGTATGACATGTGGCACCGGCAGGGCTATCTGGAAACCACCGAGGGCAATGTGATTCACTACGGCTATATCGAACAGTTCATTGAGGAGCTGGGCAAGGTTTACAACATCCGAGAAATTGCGTTTGACCGCTGGGGCGCGACTGAAACCACACAGATTTTAGAGGGCATGGGCTTCACCGTGGCGCGGTTCGGGCAAGGCTTTAAGGACATGTCGCCGCCGACAAAAGAGCTGTACAAGCTGGTTTTGGAAAAGCGTATTATGCACGGCGGTCACCCTGTTCTGTGGTGGATGATGGACAACGTTGTTGTCAAAAAAGACCCTGCCGGAAATATCAAAATGGATAAAGAAAAATCGACAGAAAAGATTGACGGCGCGGTCGCTATGGTCATGGCGCTGTCAAGAGCAATTCTTAACGGTAATAATTCAGGAGCTTCCGTCTACGACAGTCGGGGGCTTTTGTTTTTATAGGAGGCACAAATGGAAATCAACACACGTTCAAGGGACAAGCCCCTGGTTGATACGCGGCAGCTCGAAGCCGCCTTGCGGCAGGTGCGCGAGCAAAAGCAAATGCAGGCGCAGGATATTGGGAGCGGCGTGCCGTTCATGCTGCGCAATTCGTCAGCCGGAAAAACAGTCACGACGCAGACCGCCATGCAGTTGACAGTCGTGTGCGCGTGTGTCCGCATTCTCGCGGAGGCGGTGGCAGGCTTGCCGCTGCACATGTACCGCTATACAGAAAACGGCAAAGAAAAGGCAATCGGAAATCGGCTGTATTATCTGCTGCACGACGAGCCAAATCCCGAAATGACGTCATTTACTTTCCGCGAAACAATGATGGCGCAGTTGCTGACAACCGGCAACGCCTACGCTCAAAAGATTTTTGACAATCGCGGACAGATTGTCGCCGTTTATCCATTGATTTCGGCGCAAATGCAGGTGCTGCGCGAGCCATCGGGGCGGCTGGCCTATCTCTACACGTATATGCCCGACGATTCAAAACCAAACGACACAACCGTTGTGCAGCTGAAGCAGGACGAGGTCTGGAACATTCCCGGACTTGGCTTTAACGGCTTAATCGGATTTTCTCCGATTGAAATGGCGCGGAACGCCCTCGGTTTGGCAATGGCTACCGAGGAATACGGTTCAAAATTCTTCGCCAACGGCGCGCAGCCGTCCGGCGTGTTGGAACACCCGGGCGTTATCAAAGACGCCGAGAAGCTGCGGACAGCATGGCAAGCACAATTCGGCGGCAGCGGCAACTCGAACAAAATCGCCGTGCTGGAGGAGGGCTTGAAATATCACCCGATTTCAATTCCGCCGGATCAAGCGCAGTTTCTCGAAAGCCGCAAATTCCAGATCAATGAGATTTGTCGCATGTATCGGATACCGCCGCATATGGTCGGCGATTTGGAGAAATCAAGCTTTTCTAACATTGAGCAGCAGTCGCTGGAATTTGTCAAATATACGCTCGACCCGTGGCTGTGCCGCTGGGAGCAGTCCATGCAGCGCTGTCTGCTGAACCGCGACGAAAAGCAGCGGTATTTTTGGAAATTCAATGTTGACGGACTCCTGCGCGGTGATTACCAGAGCCGTATGCAGGGCTACGCCGTCGGCAGACAAAACGGCTGGCTCAACGCAAACGACATTCGCGAGTTAGAGAATATGGACAGGATTCCGGAAGCCGAAGGCGGCGACCTGTATCTGGTCAACGGAAACATGTCGAGGCTTGGGCAGGCAGGCAATTTCTACAACAATGGAGGTGAAGCACAATGAAGCATTTCTGGAAATTCAGGAACAGCGCGGACGACCCCGAAGCCCGCGTTTTGGAGCTGAACGGCACCATTGCGGAGGAAGGCTGGTATAACGACGACGTTACGCCGGAGGCGTTCAAAGCGGAGTTAATGCAGAGCAGCGGTAACATTACCGTGCTGATTAATTCGCCCGGCGGTGATTGTGTGGCGGCGAGCCGTATTTATGCTATGCTGCGCGATTATCCCGGCAAGGTCACCGTCAAGATTGACGGCTTGGCGGCGTCGGCGGCGTCCGTTGTGGCAATGGCAGGCGATACGGTGCAGATGGTGCCCACCGCGTTAATGATGATCCACAACCCGTCCACCGTTGCATGGGGCGATCACGTCGATTTGGAGCGTGCTGTCTCTATGCTGGATGAGGTCAAAGAAAGCATTATCAATGCCTATGAGATCAAGACCGGTATCACCCGAAAGAAACTCTCCGCGATGATGGAGGAAGAAACATGGATGAACGCCAAAAAGGCGGTCGAGCTGGGCTTTGCCGATGAAGAAACCGGCGCAGACGGTGCGCAGGCGTATGCGTTTTCTGCTTTGTCCGTCGCACGGAATTTTACAAATAAGATCGCCGAAAAGGCGCAAAAACCCGACGGCATAACGGTAAGTAACCGCAAAGCCGCCTTGTATGAAAGACTTTTGAAATTTTAGGAGGAATGACAAATGACACTGAACGAAATCCGTCAGAAGCGTGCGGAGCATTGGGAAATGATGAAAAACTTCCTTGACTCTCACGAGGACAAAAACGGCAATCTGAACGCGGACGACGCGGCAACCTATGCCAACTATGAAAAGGTTATGGACGACTTTGACAAGGCTGTTGAGCGTGCGCAGAACCGCGAGCAGCGTGAACAGCAGATGGGGCAGTTTGCCAACAAGCCCCTCATAGGCGGCGTCGGCGGCAGCGCCAACACCGGCAAGACCGGAAGAGCGTCGGACGAATACAACGCCGCGTTTACCAACTACATCAAGACCAAGCGCGCAAGCAACATCTTGCAGGAGAGCGTTTCGGCAGACGGCGGCTATCTGGTGCCGACTGAGTTTGAGCGCGTACTGTATGAGGCACGCGACCAGATCGACCCCATCTTTGAGCTTGCAGGCAGGATCACGCTCGGATCCCTTGAGAAAAACGTCCCCTATGTGGCGTCTCGCGGTGCGGCTGCGCTGATCGCGGAGGGCGGCGCCTATCCCGTCAACAACGATCAGTTTAACATCGTTGTTTTCCACGCGTACAAATTCGGCAGAATCATTCAGGCGACCGACGAGCTGATCGCCGACTCTGCCTTTGACATGTACACCTATTGCGCCGAAAGCCTTGGTAAGGCAAACGGCGAGGGTCAGGCTCCCTATCTGTGGACAGGCACCGGCACCAACGAGCCGCAGGGCGTGCTGACCGCCGCAGGCGCAGGCGTAACCGCTGCCGCTACCAACGCCGTTACCGCCGACGAGATCATCGACCTGTATTATTCCCTTAAAGAACCGTACCGCAGGAATGCCGTGTGGGTCATGAACGACGCGACGGTGAAGGCAATCCGCAAGTTGAAGCTCACCGGTACCGGCGAATATCTCTGGACTCCCGGCTTTGGCGTTGCTCCCGACACGATTCTCGGCAAGCCCCTGCGCACTTCCGAGAACATTCCGACTCTTGCGGCGGACAGCAAGGTTATCGCGTTTGGCGACATCAACGCCGGTTATAAAATCGCGGACAGACGCGGCTTTGAGTTCAAAATCCTCGACCAGCTCTATGCCGCAAACGGCGCGATCGGCTTCCGTGGCACCTCTCGCATGGACGGCAGAGGCGTTCTCGCGGCTGACGCTATCAAGGTACTCAAAACCAAAGCATAACGCAGGAGGTGAGCGGCAGTGGACATGCTCGAAGCAGTCAAAAAGAATTTAAATATTG